GGCCAAGTTAAAGAAATTTGGGAACGCCGCTTGACAGAACTTCGAGAAGTTGCCGCAGGCCGAGATGGCGATCTAGCAGAAGGATACGCTCACTTTGGTAAACTACAAGTTCGTAATTTTATTAAATTTGCAGAACAAGTGGTTGCTGACTGCGACACTTATCGTCAGATCAAGAAAGTGGAACGCAAACCACGTGCCAAAGCGGCAGTACCACTTGAAAAACAAGTGGCCAAGTTCAAGTATCTTCGAGAATTTGCCGAGCTCAAACTCAAGTCAGAATCGCCTACCAAACTGGTGGGTGCAAGTGAAGCATGGTTTTACGACGTTGCCAAACGTAAGCTGATCCATGTGGTAGCAGACACACATCTTGGCACATTCTTTGTCAAAGGATCTGCTATTGTGGGATTTGATCCTGCTACCACTGTACAGAAAACTTTACGAAAACCTGCAGAACAAATCAAAGCTATTACCAGCGTGGGAAAACCTGCTGCTCGCAAGGCATTTCGGGATATCAAGGCCACCGAAGTCAAGTTCAACGGACGCGGTTCGGATAACTTGATCATACTTAAAACTTACTAAATACTGGGGCAAGGAGCCCCAGAATGGCAGACCAAACACTAGATCCCTTAAAGAAACAACTGATTGAATATGTACAGCTACAGCTGGCCAGCGGTATCATTGACATTGAAATGGACCCGGCACACTACGAAGCTGCTTATCAACGTACCATTGGTGTGTATCGTCAACGTGCTCAAAATGCCTATGAAGAAAGCTACAGCTTCATGCAGTTGTTGGACAATGTAAACGAGTACACTCTGCCACAAGAAGTAACACAAGTGCGTCAAATTTTCCGTCGCACTATCGGTGTTACTGGTACTGGTGGCCAGAGTTTTGATCCGTTTGGCGCTGCCACCTTGAACGTGTACCTTTTAAATTTCAATAGTGCAAGTGGCGGCCTGGCCACATACGACTTCTATCAACAGTATGTTGAGCTGGCAGCACGTATGTTTGGTGGCTACATCAACTACACCTGGAATCCTGTGACCAAGAAGCTACAGTTGATTCGAGACCCAAGAGGTTCTGGAGAAACTGTGCTGCTGTGGACCTATAACCTACGTCCAGAAATTGTGCTGCTAAGTGATTTTCAAATCAGCCAATGGATACGGGATCACATGGTAGGTGCCAGCAAGTACATCATTGGTGAAGCTCGTGAAAAGTTTGGAACCATTGCAGGACCACAGGGCGGCGGAACCTTAAACGGCGCAGCTATGAAAAGCGAAGGACAAGCCATGATGGATAAATGTATCGAAGACCTAAAATTCTATGTAGATGGATCTCAGCCACTTACATTGGTAATCGGCTAACAACCGCTAGACACAGCATCATGATTCTGCTATAATAACATTATGGCAAATTTGATGATCGACCTTGAAACTATCGGCGTAGCACCTGGGGCTACTATTCTGACCATTGCTGCCCAATCTTTTGATCCTTTTGGAACAGGATATTATTCTCAACATTACTATGCTAGAGTTTCATTAGAAAGCCAAGCAGAACGCACCATTGACGAAAGCACATTAAACTGGTGGGCTACTCAACCTGCCATAGCTCGCGACGAAGCATTTGCTGAAGAGGATAGAGTGCCACTTGACCAAGCCCTGGATGAATTGGGCAAACTTATTTGGAACAGTAATTTTTTATGGTGTCAAGGACCCACGTTTGACTGTACCATACTGGAACACGCATACAAGAGCTACGGAAAACCTATTCCTTGGCAGTACTTCCGAGTGCGCGATAGCCGTACATTATGCAGTATCTGGCCTGACCGTCCCAAACCTTCAACCACACACCATGCATTAGAGGATTGTCGTCGGCAGATCGATCTGGTGCAGGCAACACTTAGACACTTTGATATCAAGGAACTATCATGATTATTGGCCTTGTTGGCCTGATCGGCTCTGGCAAAGATACAGTAGCAGACTACCTGGTCAATGTACACGAGTTTCGTAGAGAAAGTTTTGCTGGCACACTCAAAGATGCTGTAGCAGCAGTGTTTGGATGGGATAGAATACTGTTAGAAGGTCGTACCAAGGCATCCAGAGAATGGCGTGAACAGGTAGATCCTTGGTGGGCAGTTCGGTTGAACATGCCCGATCTTACTCCACGTTGGGTCTTGCAGTACTGGGGCACTGAGGTAATGCGTCGAGGTTTCCACGACGACATCTGGATCGCCAGCATTGAAAATAAGATTCGCAATCTTCAAGACAATGTGGTGATCTCAGATTGCCGTTTTCCCAACGAAATTGCCAGTCTACGTTCAGCTGGTGGCCGTATTGTACGCACCTGTAGGGGTTCTGATCCTGAATGGTTCCCGGCTGCCGAAGTGGTAAATCGAGGCCCCACACAAAATCTGAGTTGGGTCAGCAACCGGTCTGTGTTAGATACTTTTAAGGTACATGCCAGCGAAACAGCCTGGATCGGCACAGAGTTTGACCATGTGCTTGACAATAACGGGTCGATGGATGATTTGTATGCTCAAGTAGATCTTATTGTCAAAAGTCCGGTGTAATATCACTGGCGCGCCAGGGCAGTTCCAATCTAACAACTTCGGCCACGCAGTTCAAACACACAGTTTTTAGATTGCGAGTTTCACAGCTATTTAGATCTCCATCCACATGATACACTGTCAATTGAGAGTGATGCCTTGCCCGAAACCCACATCTATCACATGTGGGTTTTTTCTTGTACCCGGCTGTAAGCCATCTGGGCTGTGCTGGCTTGATTCGTTTGTCGTGCCTGATACACACTGTACATCGACTGCGATAGTACAGTTTTTCACGGTGATAGCCATTTATGGCAGCGGGATTTTTACTGCAAACCTTGCATAGCGGTCTCATACAGCTATTTATTGATTAGACCTTAATCAAGGTCGTATAATGGCCAGATTTTTGATTGATTGAATAAATATCAGTATCCAATTTTAATAAGGAATCACCATGGCTCTTGTATCCCCCGGCGTAGAAGTCACAGTAATTGATGAATCAAACTATCTTCCTGCTGCCACCAACTCAGTACCTTATATCTTACTTGCCACTGCCCAGGACAAGATTTCTGGTACAGGTGTAACAGTTGCTCCTGGCACCCTGGCTACCAACGCTGGCAAGGTATTTTTGATCACAAGCCAACGAGATTTGGCCTCCACGTTTGGCAGCCCATTTTTCTACAAGACATCCAACGGCACACCCATCAACGGATATGAACTCAACGAATACGGCTTGTTGGCAGCACATTCTGTGCTGGGTATAAGCAATCGTGCCTATGTACAACGTGCCAACATTGATCTTTCGGCTCTGACAGCCGCTTTGGTGCGACCCACCGGCTCACCTGACAACGGCACATACTGGTTAGACACCTCAGTGACCAGCTGGGGTATCAATCAATGGAATCAGACCACAGGAGCTTTTACAGTTACAACACCAATTGTGATCACTGAAACAACAGATCTGTCAGGTGGTATTCCAGCCGACAATATAGGATCAATTGGTTCTTATGCTGTGGTTGCAACCAATACTGCCAATCCTGTTTACTACAAAAATTATGAAAATGACTGGGTCTTGGTTGGATCCGACGCATGGAAAGCCAGTTGGCCTACAATACAAGGCACAGAATCAGTTACAGGTGCAGTGCTGACAGCCGGCAACGTGATCATCATCAACGGCATCAGCTGTGCTGTTCCAGGCGCACTAACACTGGCCAGCCTGGTCAACACAATCAACGTTGCTGCCATTCCTGGTATAACAGCCGAAGCAGATTCCAGCAATCGTCTGAATATCTACGCAGACAGTGATGCAGAAAGTGATGGGTCATCTGCATCAGGTGGTATTGTGGTAATTGCTCCAGAAAGCACAGCTGGTCTGTTGACCACACTGGGAATAACAGCCACCAGCTATTTGACGCCAGCTCTGCAACAAAGTCCTAATTACACAGTGCCACGTTGGAGAACCACTGACACAGATCCACGTCCCACTGGGTCAGTCTGGAACAAGACCACAGCTGTAAATCAAGGAACAAATATTGTTGTCAAGGAATTTGATTCTGCACTTGCAACATTTGTGACTCAATTAGCTCCTGTGTTTGAAAACGATCAAAGTGCCAATGCCACCCTGGATCCCACAGGTGGCGGCAAAAACATTGCAGCAGGAACCTTGTACACACAATACAACGTGAGTCCAGAAGTGGCCAATGCATTAAACAACACATTCACATTGGAATTGTATGAAAGACTCACAACAGGTGCCACAATCATCACAGGTGATGATACAACTCCTGTGTTTGTCAACGGCAACACATTTACAATTCAAACCAGCACAGCAGGCAGCACAACATTGACCAACGCAGTAACTGCCACCATTGTTGGCACTACAGCAGCAGCTTTTGTGTCAGCAGTTTCTGCAGCAGGTGTTGCAGGTGTCAGTGCAACTGTGACAGCAGCAGGATCAATTGCATTTACACAAGCCGACGGCGGTGTTATTGTGCTCAATGATACAGCAGGTACACCTCTTGCAGCAGCTGGCATCAACACTACTGTAGAAGGTGTGCGTGATGGCACCAGCGGTGATCTAATTCTTTCTAACTGGGTAGCACTGGTATACACAGCAAGTGCTACAGCACCAGATCAAGATCCAGCTGATGGCACCTACTGGTATTTTTCAGCCACAAACCAGGTGGACATCATGGTCAACAATGGCACCAGCTTTGTGGGCTACCAGACAGTGAACAATGACGTGCGTGGTTTTAATCTCACGCAAACAGATCCTGCAGGTCCTATTGTGTCAGTGACAGACCCAACTGAACAAAGTGATGAAACACCATTGGTCTACGGTGATCTATGGTTGGACACCAGTAATTTAGAAATTTACCCTGCATTGTATCGTTGGGAACAGGTGGATGGTGTAGATCAGTGGGTCTTGATTGACAATACAGATCAAACTACTGAAAACGGTATCTTGTTTGCTGATGCACGATGGGCCACCAATGGCACAACTGATCCAGTGTCTGATGCCATTCCTACCATTTTGAGTCTGCTGACCAGCAGCTATTTGGATATTGATGCACCTGATGGAACATTGTTTGCAGCCGGTACACTGCTGTTCAACACACGCAGATCAGGATTTAATGTAAAAACTTATGAGAGTGGTTATTTTAATGCAACTGATTTTTCTGTTGACTCTTGGAGTTCAGTCACTGCATATGTGCCAGGCAACAAGGTTCTGTACAACGGTTTTATCTATGTCAACATCTTGGCTGGTACAGGTTTTGTACCTACCAATACCACCTACTGGTCTCTGTTGACAACAGATGCCTGGGTCACTGCCAGTGGCAACCGTGCAGATGGTTCACCATACATGGGACGCTTGTCTGTGCGAGCAATTGTTGTTGCAGCACTTAAATCAGCTATCGATACACAGGAAACCCTGCGTGAAGAGCAACAGGTTTTCAACCTGTTGGCATGCCCACAGTATCCAGAACTAATGGTCAACATGGTGGCACTCAACAATGAACGCCAAAACACTGGTTTTGTGATTGGTGACACACCCCTGCGTATGGGACCTGACGGTACCAGCATTGTTGATTATGCAACCAACGCAGCAGGCCTGGGAACATTTGCTGCAGACGGATTGACAACAAGTGATGCTTATCTTGGAGTGTTCTATCCCAGCTGCCAGACCACAGACCTAGGCGGTAGTGTGGTTGTTCAACCACCGAGCCACATGATGTTGCGTACAATTGTACGCAGTGACGAAATTGCGTTTCCTTGGTTGGCACCAGCTGGTACACGTCGTGGTTTAATTGACAATGCTGCTCAAATTGGCTATGTGAATGCACAAACAGGTGAATTTAATAGCATTGCAACTGGCCAAGGTGTGCGTGATGTGTTGTATACCAACAAGATCAATCCAATCACATTCATACCTGGTTCGGGCATTGTAAACTACGGCAACAAATCCACTGCCCCAAGTCCAAGTGCCTTGGATCGTATCAACGTGGCACGTTTGGTTGCATTCATACGTGGACGTCTCAACGAAATTGCCAAGACATTTGTGTTTGAACCCAACGATCAGATTACACGCAATGAAATAACCAATGCCATCACAGGACTCATGATTGACTTGGTTGCCAAGCGTGGTATCTATGATTATCTGGTCATATGTGATGACAGCAACAACACACCTGCTCGTATTGATCGCAATGAACTGTATGTTGATATTGCAATTGAACCTGTAAAAGCTGTTGAATTCATCTACATTCCGGTTCGCATCAAGAACACAGGTGAAATAGCAGCAGGCAACGTCAGCAGTGCTTTGGGTGCATAACGGTACCGCTAAGCCAGGAATGGGGCAGAAATGCCCCATTTTTTTTGGTCAGACAAATGATAAATAATTACATATAGGAGAAACTCATGTCCGTTTCATCACTTTCGAGAATGACAGTACCACTGGCAAGCGACCAAAGCAGCGCAACACAAGGTCTGTTGATGCCAAAACTCAAATATCGCTTTAGAGTTATATTTGAAAACTTCGGTGTATCAACACCGCGTACAGAACTAACAAAACAGGTGATTGATTTTGCTCGTCCATCAGTCACGTTTGAAGAAATGCCAATCGATCTTTACAACAGCAAGATGTACTTGGCTGGTAAAGCCAGTTGGGAAACTACCACCATCAACCTGCGGGATGATGCCGGCGGCCAAGTTTCGCGTCTAGTTGGCGAACAGCTACAGAAACAGATGGACTTTATGGAACAGGCTTCTGCCAGTTCTGGTATTGACTACAAGTTTGTTACCAAGTGTGAAATACTTGATGGTGGTAACGGTGTGTATGCACCCACTGTGTTGGACACCTGGGAGCTGTATGGTTGCTTCTTGACTGCTGCCAACTACGGCGACTTGAGCTATGGTGAAAGTGCACCTGTGCAAATTGCCTTGACCATGCGTTATGACAATGCAATTCAGTCTCCACTTGGCACAGGTGTTGGTGCTCCTGTTGGACGTACCAACGGTGGTGTGGTCACTGGCGCCAATCCTGGATTTGGCGTATTGTAATAGCATAACATGGCATTTGGACAGCAGGAACTCCTCAACCGTACGTTTGGTAACGAATACCTTAGAGATTATCAACATGCATCTAAGGTATTTCGTACCAATGGTTATGAAAATGCTCCACGCTTCAAATTTCTATTTCATGTGTATTTCAACATCAACACCAGTGAAATTCCTGCCTTGGCCAACATCTATGGCGCAGGTGAAAAAAGCACAGTGGGTATCTTGGTCAAATCTGTACAGCTACCGCAGTTTCAAATTGATACCGACACACTAAATCAATACAATCGCAAACGCATTATTCAAAAGAAAATAAATTATCAACCCTTGCAAATTGAAATGCACGATGATGGCGGTGACCTAATTCGCAGCATGTGGTACAATTATTTTGCATATTACTACAAAGATCCCAGCCAAAAATATGGCAACAGTCCCAACACCAATGGCACAAATGGTGTCAGTGCCAGCCAGGCTAATGGGTTCAGCTACAATACCAGAGACATCTATACCAATAATCGACCCATAAACGACTGGGGATTCATTGGTGAAAGCTACAGTGATGGAACAAACACTCCAGGCGGCAAACCACCCTTCTTTAGAGACATCAGTATCTACGGCTTTGATCAGCACAAATTTGTGCAGTATGTGCTGGTAAATCCTTTGATTACCACCTGGAATCATGACACATATGACTACAGTCAAGGTGATGGCGTCATGCAAAACAGTCTTACTGTGGCTTATGAAACTGTCAAGTACTACTCAGGTGGCATTGGAGCA